GGAAACTTATCCAACACCGAAACATGCTAGAGCCATTAACTCAAGGACTGACCATTTCAAGGCGCTCACAGGACCCTATTTCCATGCTATAGAGCAGGAAGTCCTGAAGATGCCTGAATTTGTCAAGTTCGTTCCGATGGATAAGCGACCCGACCACATTCTGGATAATGTTTACAGTCCAGGTGCAACTTACAGAGCTACTGATTTCACCTCTTGGGAGTCTTTATTGACACCAGAGGTTATGATGGCCTGTGAGATGCAGTTGTACCGCCACATGACCCAGAACGTGTATCGTGGTAAGGAGTTCGCTGACATCGTTGAGAAGGCACTGACGGGGACCAATCAGTGCCAGTTTAAATGGTTCCGCTTATGCCTAGCTGGAAGTAGAATGTCGGGGGACATGTGCACCAGTCTAGGGAACGGGTTTACGAACATGATAGTGTGCAATTTTCTTGCCGCGGAAAGAGCCGGGGTTTGCTACGGTGTGTTTGAAGGCGACGATGGGCTCATGAGATTTGAGCCGGAAGATTGTTGCCCCACCGCTGAAGACTTCGCTCTGTTAGGGTTTGTTGTGAAAATGGAGAAACACGCAGACCTTGAAACAGCTTCTTTTTGTGGAATGATTTTTGACCGCGAAGATCGCATAATTGTCTCCGATCCGCGAAAGATTCTAGCAAACACAGGGTGGGCTGGCTCGGCTTATGTAATGGCCAAGCCTAGACGTTTGCAGGAACTACTGCGGTGCAAAGCTATGAGTGTTGTTGCCCAATACTCACAGTGCCCGATTGCGGGCGCCTTTGCGCGGAAAATTATTAACGGTTCACAGATCTCTTCAGAGGCAGCGGAGAGATTTGCCAGACGTGATGGTGGCTTGGGTATGTGGGTGCGTGGACAAATGATTGCGGCCGTCGGTAAGAAGGTCGAGGAGTTTAATCCACCACCAAACACGCGCGAGTTAGTGTCACGAATGTACGGCATCAGCGTTGAGTGTCAGCTTGAGTGTGAGCGTAGGATCAATGACTGGGATGGAG